GAGCACCAGCCATCGGGCACTTGCAACTTCTCGCGTATTGACAACGCCACCCTTCAGCTCGTCCTTTCCAACGAAACCGTCGGAGGAGAAGAGACCGCCAAGGTTCGCGTTTACGCCACTAACTACAATGTTCTCCGTGTCATGAGCGGAATGGGAGGACTTGCCTACTCGAACTAAGATCTTTATCGTCTTATTTTCGTATTATTATTTTAACTAAATTATAAAATTAATTTAAATTTTATAATTATAAATATATCGTTAATATATGCATTCAAAAAAAAGAAAACGCCGTCGCCGGCGGAAGACTCGTAGAAGATCGAGCCGAGGTGGACAAAACACACCTTTAGAGATTAAGTTAGATCCCCTGCGCCAACGCGCACACAGAGATGTGACTAGCGTCTCAAACCCAAAAATGCAGCACGTGGAGATTGACTGGTATGAGATGCGCCCAAACGACGCCTCCTTCGACAGGTGGGCTAATTGGGGATGCCCAAGTAAAGATTATTCTAATCAGGGAAGTAAGGGTTTTTGTTGGATGATTTCAGTCATGATATTACTTTTAAACTTAAAAATACCATTGAACCGGAAAGTAAACTCATTTTTAGAAAAGCTGGAAAATCAATTTAATTCTGGCAAATTGGAAGAAAATTGTGCAATATATCCGCGGTGGTTGAAGAAATGGTATGACCCGCACCTTACTGCCGAAAAAGAAGGTGGACTTTCGGCTCCTTTTGTCCGCGCACTCTTACAGGCCAGTGGATATTTTGTTTTTCATGGTGTAAAAATGTGGTGGAAGAGGGAAGGGAACTTGCCGACCCAGTCGTCGTGTGGCGGAATTAGCACATATTATAAAAACCCAACCAGTTCATCCTGCGGAAATTTTTGTGGGGGGAAATGGTATGGTGACTGGGAATTGTATCGGCTCCCAAGCATACCAATCGCGAGCACCATCACTTCCATTCATGAGGACATGTCCAATAAACATCGCCCAGATCTCATGTTGAAAGTGCAAAAAAAGGTGTTTAACAGCCGCAAGTCGGCGGAGTTGTCGGACGCGGAGATCAATAGAGAGAGGGAAAAGGCGATTCATGATGTTGTGGCGGATGAGAACCTAAAAAACATGAAATGTTGGGAACAAGGTGAGGACTGGCTGAAGTGGCGGAGGAAAGTGAACGAGCCCGGGGATGCCGACAAATATACGATTTTTATGATAGAATATGCCGCCGCCGTGGAGAACTATGAACCGCGCAAGAAGGACAACGAGAGTCCCGATTGGAATATCTCCCCGAGCGCGAAAATAGATATACAGGATTTCAAAGAATTTTTACAAAACGCGCCTGAAAAAGTGCGGGGTGGGGCGATAAGTTGTAGACAAGAACTATATTCGTTTAAAAGAGAGGAGGAGATGAGGGGGAACGAATGGACTGCTTGGCGCGAGTGGTCGACTGCTGTGATTGAGTCTATGAAAAAGAGGGATAAATTATTCTTTAAAAATAATCGGAAGTACCAAATTATTCAGAAAAAACGAAGAGAATGGGGCGATGGCCGGTGGGCGTGGGTGAAACAGGGGTCAGGTGCATGGGTTGAATATATAGAGGATGGGGGAGGAATCTTGCGGGTCATTCATAAAGGTTACAATTATACCAAAGGACCGTGGGAAATAGAATGGGCGGGCACTGGGATGCTACGGCATGGGCGGGCGCAATACAAATTGGGTGGGATTGGAGGTTGGGACGGCGTGCGCGCCAACAAGATCAAAGGGTTCGAGCCCGGTGCTGCCATCGAGGTGAATCAGACGCCGGACGCATTGGGGGGCAGGTGGTTTCCTGGTGTCATCAAACACGTGCACGCCGACGGCTTTTTCGACGTGGACATGAAGGGCAAGACGTTCACGCGCATGGCATTTAACCAGGTGTGCGATCGCTTCGGAAGGTGTGGCGCCAGGCCCGTGAATTTAGATTTGGACGAGAAGACTTTACAGGTGGGTCTTGCGTACGGACACGCCATACCTTTTTTCAAGTGCGGAAATGAAATCTTTTATTGTAATTCATGGGGAGATCCGTGCAATGATATAGACCAAGTTTTGCGAGAATACTGGAGACGTCCAAATCGTTGGACTATCAGGAGCTTTTATATATTGATTTTTCAACCCCCCAGTCTAGCATTGCAATTGGGGAGTGAAAATGAAGCAGCTGCGATGGTACTGAGGAGGCGCAAAAAGAAGCGCTACACTCGAAAAAACCGCCTGCAGGCTGGTCGGCCGGGCGTTTGGCGCGACGTGGGTAGGTTCGCGGGGGAGCGCCGCGGACACATTGACCACGGACTTGGTGACATCGGTTCACTACCACTCTCGCCACAAACACTGGGAATGACGAAAGTGCTGGCAGAAAGACATGTTCGTTACCCTGTAGGTAAGTTGGTGGAGGCGCAGGTCGGCCGTAAGTGGTACCCGGCGCGGGTCACCAAGATTAGCGGGGGGAAGTATACGGTCCAGTACGAGGACGAAAAGAGCTTCCCGGGGAACCAAAATCTATATAATGAACGCATGGAAAACCAGCTTCGGGGGACTCGCCGTAAAAAATCTAGGCGAAAAAAACGCGGAGGAGAAATATATTATAATCCACTTTTCGAAAAGCGACAGAAGAAGAAAAAGAAGAAGAAAAAGAAGAAGGTTTATTTTGCTAATGCAGATGGTAAGCCACTTACGGAGGAGTACGTAATAAGCAGCGGTCGGGGACACTACCCGCCCGGCGAGCAACAGTGGGGGGAGCGGGGCAAGAAGTGGGTTGAGGGGAAGAAGGATGTAATTCGTGCGCCCATCACCGGGCTGCGGCCTGTGGCATCGCGTGTTCCCAGCAGCCGTGCGCCTCCGCCCACACAAAAGAGCGATCTCAAGCTCACATCAATAATAGATCGTAAAGAAGATGAGCCCGACGTAGCCGAGGATGAGTGGGAAGGCGGAGGTAGAAGAAGAAACGGTGGCCGCAAAAGAACTCGTCGTAAGAGACGTTAAAAAATTGATTAGATATTAAAGACAAAAAAATCGTTAATATCACAAATGGCTGAATGTCCTATTTGTTTCAAAAAAGCTGATTATACCACAAAATGCAATCATCATTTTTGTAAGAAATGTCTATATAAGTGGGGATATAGTTGTCCATTATGTAGGCAATATATAACATTAGATTACCCGAATACACGCGCAATGTCCAGGTCACAACATGTAATAGATAATACCCACATATTACTTCAGAATGTTGCAAGAGTAAAAGAAACTAAGTATAAAATACAATATGCTGAAAAATTGTTTCAATTTCTTTGGGACTGGCGCGTTGTTGTAAGAAAACATGGTGAATTGTGTAGAACAATTCATGACCGATCTGCACATATAAAAAAAGAATGTCTAGATTTGGGAATTGTTCCCCCAAAAATAATAGAGAAAACTATTACGATATAATCAAAGTGTTGATGGAGTTTCTCCTGTTGTTGAGCCATTATGCTCTGGTAAAAAATGTATCAATCTCTTACGATTATCGTTGTGTGAAATATTCTGAATATAAGAATTTGGACCTGCCATATAAATAAGATAGGTAAATCCATCAAAACTAGCATTTGCAGTAACTTCTGTTCCTGGATACATCATTCTACCCTGCCCCAACCCATTCAACCATTTTTCATAAACGGGAGCAATCGCTGCTTTTTGGTTTGGGGTTGGAAGCCACCATTCATTTTTTTTATCGCCTTGAACTAAAAATGCCATTAATTAAATTGTATTTTTATCTTTAAATTGTTGCGACAATATTTAAAATGGCCGCTCTTTTTGATTGTGGTAAACTTGTCATCATATACCACTTTTTCTTTTTTGGGTCCCAGCGAGCTCCAAACTTCTTTACCTCATCTTTTCTAATATAAGGAACATCCAAATAAATTCGCCTTGAATCTTTCTTTTCTTTATAAGGACATTCTGTTGCACCAATTGCTATATTCGCCAAATGATCTGCCCCCGCATTTCCAACAGAATGCCGATCTTTTAAACCAGTATGAGCTAATACATGTTTAAATTTAATATTTTTCTTGTCTTTGAATAATTCATACGCGCGTTTTACTAATTCTTTATTCGGAATTTCCTTTTTCCAACCCTTCTTCGCACATTTCTCACCATATGTTGTACAACATCTCATTGCATATTGTGAATCAGTACATATTATTATCTCTTCACCAAAATCTATTTCATCCTCCAAAACATGATAAGCAACAATAATAGCTGTTAATTCAGCTATATTATTTGTTTTTTTTCCACTTAATTCTTGTGCAATGTTTCTTGGATCATCTTCACCAAAGAAAATACCTATTCCAGCCCTTGCATATTCTTTTCCATTATTACTACAAGCACCATCCGTATAAACATATGTCATTTAGAAAAAATGTATAAAAGAGTTTAAGTCTTATTCAAAAAAGTTCTATTGCTATTATATATGCTACCAATTAAAAATTTCAGAAATAATGTTAGAACGGCAAAAACTATTGCTTCTTATCTAATGATTGTGCCTGCCTTTGCGTTGGGTATTTATTTTTGGAAAAAACACCCAAAATATACAAAATTAGTATTGATTTTATATTTTACAATGTATTTGATTTATCGCCTTACAACTCCAACCCTCAAATACAGACCATGGATTGTTCCGGATAAAGTTAATGAAGGACCACCTGTACAATTATTTTATCCTGAAAATCCTTTCGGTTTCGTTGCTAGAACCGTTAAAAATCCAGACGAAAAAATCCCAGAAATCAACTTTAAATTGGTCTATTAAAGGATTTAAAAAAATATCTCATGTATAAGTATAATGCAGATCTTTGTTAAGACACTGACTGGTAAGACTATTACTTTGGATGTAGAGCCGAGCGACACAATTTCTAACGTGAAAGCTAAGATTCAAGATAAGGAGGGTATTCCTCCCGATCAACAACGCTTAATCTTCGCAGGTAAGCAATTGGAAGATGATCGCACGATGTCAGATTACAATATTCAAAAGGAGAGTACGCTTCATCTCGTACTTCGGCTTCGCGGAGGAAATTAAAAATATTATAAATATTAAATTTTTTATTTATAATATATAAATGAGTAGAAGAACTAGAAGACGCTCCCGCCGCAGAAGACGTCGCAGAAGACGTCACAGAAGACGTCGCACGAGAAGAGGGCGTGGTAAAGTGAATGCAGCCAAGAAAGAAAGGGCACGGCAGAAAAGAGCAAGAAGCCAAAAACTACGCGCAAGAAGGGCGAAAACGGCAGCGCCCGCGCCCGGCGCGGGGTACCCGCCGGGGCAGGCGCCGCCGTGGATCCCGGGCGCCGCGGCCGCGTACGCCGCCGGCAAGATACGTCCACCGCCCCCAGGCGCACCAAAACAGGCCGGTCTCGACGTCCCAGGCGGCTGGGGTGCTCCGGCTGCTGAAGCGCGAGCCGCCGACCTTGCCGCCGCCTTTGGCAATTTCCAGATCGGACCAGGAAGTCCGGGTCTTTCAAAAAGTATGAAAAAAATGTCATTAAAAGATCAAGGATCAATTAAAAAGAAGGGAGGGCGGAGAAGGACGCGCCGCCGACATTAAATACCAAACAATCTATTCATATTTTCAACTTCACGGCTATTTTCCTCACGTTTAAATAATTTATTTAGGAATGTATCACTTCTCAACCGAATACTATAATCTTGTTGAGCATTTGAACGACCAATGCGTCCAAATGCTTGAATTGTTTTTTCCTGTGTCATATTTTCCAAGTCCTTGCTCAAATAACCGTGACAAAATTGATAATTTGTCCCATAAATATAATCCGAGGATGCAATAATCAAATATAATTTTTGTTTATCTGCCAAATCTTTCATAATTTCGGTATATTTAACACAATCGTGGCGCTTGAAAACTCCAATTCCCATCATTAAAAGCATTTTCCAAGTGTTTTCTATGGATAAGAACATAATTTTTTCTACCATATCCTCATCCAAATCACAAGTAAATGAATTATCCGATTCATTGTTCCATTTTCGTTTATGAGAAATTGAATTAGGAACATAAGAAGGATCAAGTTTTACCTGTTTTAATTGAGCATATAAACCCTTAATTTTATTATTTAATTCAGCCTTTCTAGGATCTTTTTCCGATCTAGAATCTTTTCTCTTATCATCGGTATTCTTTACTTCACCAGTGATATTTCCCAATTGCTTTTCTGCGGTTGCAACCGCACTTTTCACCTTATCATTGAAACGAAAATTATCTAACATTTTTTCCAATACCTCATCTGGAATTTGTGCCGACTTTATACAAAATTTAGCAATTTTATCTACATCATCGGCCAGAAATATTGTAGGTCCATCGGTTAAGGTATAAGAATCTTTTGTAGTTACATAAATTGTTGATGGAAACCTCTTTTCCCTATGAAGTTTAAAATAATTATATATTTTTTCAAAATTATCATTTATATTTTCTAACAATTCCAAATAGTATTCTTTTAATGAAATGATGTCAATGCTTTCTATGTTTTCAAAATATTGTTCTATTAAATATCTTCTTTTAACAAGTTTATTATCATTAACATACATTATAAACTGTATCACCTCCCTCATATCAAAATGTCTCAATAACGTCTTGTAATTTTTGATATGATCAATGGATAAAGATAAATTTATATATTTGTCAAACAAATAATGAGGCAATACCACATTACAATCTCTATCCAAAATTGGAATAGTTTTTTTACAATCGTGACTAATAATTTCACAAATCTTACCTCCCAAGAAATTTGATTTAAAAGACTGAATACATGACATAATTCTTTCCTTTTTTGGCAAAGTAGCCGATGATAGAATAATATTAGGAATCACATTTTCTTTCCAGTTTTTTGACATTACCTCGTGAAAAGGATGATCCTCATAATCTAAGGTAATGGTTGGTTCATCCCAATATAAAATAATATCTTTGCGATCATTAAAAGCTGTCATATATCTCATCGCCGAAAGATAAGATTGAACATCAGAAACCATTATTTGCACCTTGTCTCCAACAGAATTATCTACACGAAATATTCCACCAGTTCTTCTATTTTTCACATAATCTGTAACAGAATAATAATGCAATTTCACATCACCAGCATCACTACACCCAAAAGCAACAGCTATTGGGATTTCCAAAGAAATACATGACCTTGCAAATTGCAAACCAACGTGTTTAGCCGCACACACAAAAATTAATTTATGATGTCCAGCCAAACCAACTGGAGATACTGTTTTTCCAGTACCAGTCGGAGCTTGATACAAAATCAATTTGGGATTTTTGCGTTTACACAATGAAAATAAACGTTTTTGATGATTATATAATTGTATATCAGCATACTGGACAAGATAAGGATTTTGTTCAATATATTTATAGGCATTTTTAATAAAATGAGAAATACTTACCTTTTTCTCATAACTTTTTAAAATAAATTTAATATGCTCAATAACATATGTATTCAAATTAGTTACACTATTCTTCATAAGATGAATTAGTGTATAATAATAATAATTCATCTTTTCTTTTCCCTTTTTCTTATTTCGCAAGAAATTCTTTAAAAGGTCAATTAGAAGATATTCATAAATCTTCGAATCACCCAAACGAGTATCACTATTATCTATGCGAATTATGTCAGCCTTTTTTAATTTAATTCTCCCCTTCCATTTCATCTTAATTTTCTCACACTTGTATTTTTTTACAAGTTTATCAAATTGTTCTTTACAATACCTGCCATATAAATATCCGTGAAATAGTGGAATATCTTTTGTTATTTTCATAAAATCAAGTAAACTTGGTATATCATTGTAACGAATATTCAAATTAGAATAACCTTCTTTTATCAGTTTCAAAATAGTTAATTCTTCTGATTTAACCGGAACTTCAAGAGCTTCCCATTCGTCTTTTGTTAATTTGTTTTGTCTCAAATCCATAATATTTATAATATTTATTATTTAATCTTTTATTTCAATTTTTTATTGTTAGGATAAATAAATTGATTTAAATAATAATTTAATATAATTTACAAAATGGCTGCAATTTATAGTATTGACGGAAATATTGGTTCGGGGAAATCACGTTTAATTCATGAACTGCAAAAACAAAATACATTTGATAATGTAATTTTTATACAAGAACCTGTAAATATTTGGACTGAAATAAAAGATAAAGATGGAAAAACAATTCTTGAACATTTTTACGGAGATCAGAAAAAATATGCCTTTTCATTTCAAATAATGGCGTATATCTCACGATTAGCTCAGCTAAAAGGATATATTAAAAAAAATCCAAGGACTATATTAATTACAGAAAGATGCACCTATACTGATCGTGAAGTTTTTGCAAAAATGCTTCACGATGATGAGTTAATATCTGATATAGATATGAAAATATATTTGATGTGGTTTGATGAATTTATGAAAGATATACCTATTAAAGGGTTTATTTATGTCAAAACTCTACCAAGTAAATGTTTTGAACGTGTTAAAAAAAGAAATCGCAAAGGAGAACAAATACCTCTCGAATATCTTGAAAAATGCCATCATTATCATCAAAACTGGCTAATAGACGAAAAAAATATTCTTATTTTGAATGGAAATCAAGAATATCAAGAAGATAATAAACTTATTAATGCTTGGACAATTCTAATTAAACAATTTATAGAACAAAAAAGAGAAAGAGTTCCATCAGATGAAGAGTATCCGGGCGGGATCCATGCAGATGGGATGCCTATTTTCTAAACATAGTGTGGCTTAGGTCCAGAAACAAAAGGTGGAGATTTATCATAATCTGAAACAATCTCATCGCCAACCAGAATTTTTTTAATAGCGCGGACCTCCCATTTTCCATCCACTCTTCTTTTCATAAGAATATTACCATTTTTTGAATGATTAATATATCTTATAGGAGAGTCAAATTTATCTTTTGGAACATTATTTTCGTCCATCATCTGATCAAAAACTTTATCATTAATTTGATAATTTTTTGTAGAAAAAACACCTAATCCGTGAATTGGGCTTTCTTTAATAAAAAATTTCAAGGTTATTCCATCTATTAATAATAGAATTATTACACTTATCAATAATATATATATTTTTTTCATATATATATTATTATTTTTATTTATCTGCAATATAGTAATTTTTATTAATTTCTGGTGGGGGACGATACTTCAGTATATCTAATTCTTCTCCAAGTGTTGGAAAAGATGTTTTACCATATATATCTTGTAAACATAACCATTCAAATAAACCACCTAAATAGATATAAACATTTGAAAATCCCAACTGAATTAATTGATTATATTTTGTATATACAGTTGTATCATTGGTATTTCTTCCATAAATTAGAATATTAATTTCTTTATTTTTTAAAAAACTATTTATGATCTCAACTTCCTTTTCAATTGGAATTGTTTTTTTTATAAGACATTTTTGATCATTTTGAGATAATGTATTAATTAATAAATACTTACCATCATCGCGATCTAAAATCCATTGAATATCTTCAAAACTTATTTTATTAGATTTTGGTTTGGTATTTCCCATTAACCATTGAAACATAATAATTATATATAAAAATTATTATGGTTTTTTACTTAAATAGTTTAACCTCTATGAAGTCTTCCCCCAGAACTTCCAGCATACCACAAATTTCGTCCGGCCCATCCTCCTTTACCATAATCTTCAGCTTTATGTCTTCCTGCCGTAAGTTCTGGAGCATTATAATTTAAAGCTCTAAACCAACCATCAGTATGAAGATTAATATCACCTCTACCAGGTATTCCAATTCTTGAATCGCGAAGATTCCACATACCAGCCCGACATCTTGGACTTGACCATTCACCAGCCTTTGTTAATTTGGAAATTTCTTTATCATTGTAGGAAAAAACTAAATCACCCTTTGTATCTACACCAACTTTCCAAGGAGTTTTACCTGCAGAACCACCCTTTGTATCTATTACTGTTCCAGAAACCTGACCCTCTCGTATTGTATTTTTTAAAAAATTACAACATAATAAAAATACAAAAAATATTAAAACTAATAATGTATTTTTTTTCATATATTATTAATTTAGAAATTATTTACCAGACATCATTTTTCCTCCTGCACTTCCGCCGTACCATAATTCACGCCCTGCAAATCCCCCCTGGTTATATTTATTATATGGTGCGTCATATGTAACTACTCTCTGCCATCCATCGGTATGAAGGTGGATATCACCACGCCCTGGAATTCCTATGCGATCAGCCCTAATATTCCAGGTTCCGCATTTTCGCGAATCTGAAGACCATTCGCCGGTTTTTGTTAGTTTAGATTTTGTCTGCCCTTTATGATTAAATACTAAATCGCCACTTTTTTCATCAATTTCTACCTTCCAATCCCCAGTTCCCTCTTTTTTTTTAGAATTGGAAGGCTTTTCATCATTCCATAATCCCCCAGCATCCGCACATTGTGCCTCATCTTTGCGAGTTTTACAAACATTAGGATCATTTTTATATTGATCACCTAAATTTCTAACAATTGTTGCTGCATCACATTTTGTACAACGCGCTGGCGCCGCCCCAGCTGCTTTTGCTGCTGTCCCCGAAGATGCTGTAGCACCCGAAGATGCTTTAGCACCACCACCCGTGCGCGCTTTGTTTGCTGCTGCTTGGCGAGTAGCTGTACAAGTATAATTATTTTCTGGATTTCCTCCACAAGCATTACAAGCCCTTCCTACACTCATCGCCCTTGCAAGCAACATTTGCCCGTCCTCCTCATTTCGCCTTGCAAAAAGTTGTCTTGCTGCTATACAAGAAGTTTGTTGTTCCCCTGTTGGACCTTCAACATTCATTGTATTATCCAAACTTGTTATACACTTCCAATTATTTTGTGGACCCCCATAACATGGCGCCTCTGTGCACCGCCGCCCCACACCGCGCGCAATTGCGCCCGCTTCTAATTGTGTGCAGCTCTTCGAACACGCGGCAGCCGCAGCGGCGCAAGAAGATAGTTGATCGGGAGATGCCTTGGGTGCACGTCTAGCGTCGGTGTCAAGGCGGATTTCGCGCTGCCGAAAGCGAGCACGCCGATTACTCTCAGCAAGTTGGGCGCGCCTATATGTTTCCGCTCGCGCCGCCGCCGCCTGCCGCGCTGCTTCTGCCCGCGCTTGTGCCGCTAACTGCGCCTGTTGCCGCCGCGCCGCCGCTGCCTGGGCTGCCCGTGCGTTCGCGGCTGCTCGTTGATTTGCCTGCCACTGGCGGCGGGCAGCCGCCGCTGCTTCAGCGCGTTCTTCCGCTGTTTGCCCTTCTCTAAACCCTTCTCGCATTCCTCTAAATCCCGACATGCCCTGCTGTTCGTCACCAGGTGGAAAAGCAGAATTATTTTTACATCTGTTTTTTGCGGCTTTTAATCTATTTTCCAGTCTTGTTATTTCTTCTAGTTCTTTATCAGAACAATCCGGCAGGGATGTCATTCCTTCCTTGACTGGCTCATCCTGACATTTCCAATCATTTGCTGGACCTCCACGACAAGGTTTCATGTTGCACGCTAACCCGATCTGCATTGCCTTTGTTCTCATAGCCATGCCCAAAGCGCCCTTCATATTTCGTTTTTCCCATAAAATTTTTGCTGCTTTACAAGATTTTCTTTGCCCAGCAGTTGACTTTGCGGGCGGTGGTGGCGGTGGAGGTGGCCTATCCTGACATGTCCAATTATTCTGGGCATTTCCCTCGCACCCCTTCGCCATACAAGGACCACCCACCCTCAAAGCCATGGTTTGTAGCATGATGCGTCCACTGCCCTTCATCTCGTTCCTCTTAGCCCACATACCTCTAGCAGCTTTGCATGATGTGCGTTGCTCTTTGGTTGATTTTGAAGGAGGAGGATTTTTGGGTTTTGGACCATCTTGACACCTCCAATCATTCATAGGACCCCCACTACACGGGGGGGACATACAATGTTTTCCTACCATTAGTGCCGCACTTTCCATTGCCTTATTTCCAATTCGCCTATTCCACATAGCTCTTGCGGAGTCACAAGATTTTCTATGCTTCTCCGTTGATTTTTTTTTTGGTGGAGGAGGTTGGCAGGTCCAGTCATTAGTTTGATTTCCCCCACACGGCGGGAGCATGCAAAGCATTCCAAGCTTAGTTGCCATTGTTATAAATATTGTATTCTGTTTTCGTTTATCCCACATACTTTTTGCAGCTTTACAAGAATTAAGTTGTTTTTGAGATACTTTCGGATGAATTTGACCCTCTCTAAATCCTTCTCTAATTTGTAATGTACCCAATAATAATAAAAATAATAAAAATAATATATTCTGATTCATATATTATTTATAGAAATTATAATTTGATAATAAAAGCTAAACGATAGTAAGGAGGATAATATTCCGCATCATTACCTACATCTTTACTTTTTGACCAATCTTCTTTCCCCTCACCACTACCTCTTATTTGAAGTTTTTTCCATTCTCCAGCTGCACTGCTCATTCCACCAACTGTTCCAACCAAATGTGTAGACCAGCCGCCTATTGTTCCGTGAGCATGTTTTGGAACATTTGCAATGGTAATTCTAGGAGATCCACCCTCTGTACCTGGAGGTTCTTTACCAGATCCCATAATAAATCTATCTTGCAAATCTGGAGTACCATTTGCTCCATCACATAAAGCCCAACCAGGCGGCGGTTTTTCTCCAGAAAACATTATAATTCCACCTTTGGGTACAATACTTCCAGCCGGATCTCCTTTCTTTAAAAATTCTAAAGAATTTTCCTTTCCCAAGGACGCCAACCACGTTTGCCCCAATTTAACAGCCTTCTCTTTTTTGGCATCAGCCGCGGCTGCTTTCTCGGCAGCATGTAATTGGGCGTGTAATTTATCGTGAGCAGGCTTTAATGCCCCAGCACTTCGTGCATCCATCGTAAAACCAGCCCCCGATTGTTTTGATTTTCCAGAATAACAAATTGGTTCTAAATGTTCTGCAGGACCACCCGATTTTGAGGTATTCCATTGTTTTATATTTGTTCCGCCTTCATTTGTTCTATAGCTACAACCAGGAGGCATATTACCATCTTCTACAGTTATGCTTTCACCTTCCTTTAATTTTAACATTTTTACAGCTCTATCGCATTCGGCCTGATCTTCAATATTTGTTCCTTGAAAACATACAGTATTTTTATCCATTTTCTTAAATTCGGCACCTCCACCTCCCTTTGGAGGTGCCCCTTCCTCTCCTCCTTCCTTTGGCGCTACCTTTTCCATTGTTTCTTGCCCCTCAATGGTTGGTTTTCGCAATAAAGATGCTAAAAGTAATCCAATAATTAAAAAAAATAAACACAGTTCTGTATTATCTACCATTGACTTAATATAATATTTACACAGAATTTAATATTTTATAAACGAATGACCCCGTGCGGACCATGAGGAAGAAGAGGTGTTCCTGGACCACCATAACCAACCGTATATATTCTTCCACGTTTAGCTGCATCTGTCCACAAATTAAAACTCGCAAAACCACCTTTTCCTACGGTTCCAGCATATTTCGCACTGTCATACTCTACTAATCGCATCCATTTATCATTTCCCATCCATAAATCTGCTTTACCTGCAATACCAATCCTATCTGCTTTTACCCTCCAATTATTAAGGCGACTTTCATCCTTTACAAGCAATGTATTTGCTGAAACTTTACCAGCAGGAGATTCTAAGCCCTGCTCTGATTTAACATGATTACAATCAAGATTACCTGTTAATTTTATATCTTTGCATTCAAGTGTTCCATCTGGTTTAAATGCAAATTTTATAGCATTCTTATAATTAAAAATTATATCGTCCACCCCCTCACTAACGTTTTGCACCTTCCAGTTACTTTGCATAGCTTTTTCAAATCCGGGAACCAAGCCTTCAACCGTATTACTTCTAAAATAAGCAAATAAAGCCAATATAAAAGCCATTACTGCAATAAACAAAGCTTTATCATTTTTACGCATTATATATATAAAGCTAAATTATTTTCCAGCTTTCATCTTTTTAAATTCTTTTCCCTCCATTATGCCGCTAGGATACATTCTATATATCTCCTTCCATTCAGCACCCTCCTTTGGACTAAACAAAAATGCCAAATTCTTGGGGGTAGTCTTGGGATTTATTTTTTCTCCTGATTGTTGTAATTTTTTCATTTGTTCATCATTTGGAAGGACTGGTTTTATTTTCCAATTTTTTCCTATACTAATCTCATCAGATCCTGCCTCAACACCTTCTCTCGTTCTTTTAAATAGTAAAAAAACAAACAAAAACAAAAAAACCGATACACATAAGCAATTTGTAGTTAATTTTTCTAGATTCATATATAAACTTTTAGATAAAACTTTTCTAAAAGTTTATTTATTTTCACAATTTCCTCCGTAAACTTTTCCTGTACCATCTTCTTTCATACATAATTGCGAATAATCTATTGGACCACCACCCTCATATTTTAAGGGCAGAATAGAACCGCGAGAAGATAATTTCATTCCACCACCTTCCTTATTTGCTAATATTAATGAATTATTTTTATCAGGAGAAATCTTCCAACTTCCATCAATTGGCTTTTCAAAAGTTAAACCGCGATGAACGGTTAAATCACCATCTTTGGAAATTTTAAGCGCCATTACCTTCTTACCATCTCCCGTCAAATTTCCTTGATAAATAAATTGTAAACCCTTTGTATCTTCATCAACATCTATCTTCCATGGTGGAGAATTATCATGATTTGATTTAATAACGGCAAAATTTTCTGTATTTGATTTTAAAAATGCACATAATCCTAAACCTATTGCAACAATAATTCCTATAGTATAACACAAATCTTTATTTAATTTCATATATAATATATTATTACTTTTTTTTACAATCTCTAATTCTCTGATCAACATATAAACCTGTTCCATCACCCTGTCTCCATAAATCATCACCAGAACATGTTAAAGCTTTTAATTTATTACCTAATTGAATTTGTGCTGCCTTTTGGACTTCCCCCGCTTCTCTCGCTTTGAGAAGAGCTTTTGTTTTTGCCGCGTTTGCAACTGATTTCGCCGCAGCCACCTTAGATCTAACAGCATCTGGTCCCGTCACCTGTTTGTGACATTTACCACCTGGTTCAAATGCAGCGGTTCCAGCACCTTTTCCATAACATAATGCATAAGAAGCACGATCACATTTATCCGCCTCCTCTTTTAATTTTTTCATATCAAGATATACTTTTTGACCAGCCTGACTATTCCATTGTTTTACACGAGCATTTGTTAAATCGCCCATTTTTGCTGCAATATCCGAAGTTGCACTACAACCCGAATCTTTCCATAATTTTCTTAAACATTCAGTACTATGCGGACCTTTATTAAAATTACCATCAGCACACGGACCACCAACGTCTGCTCCTGTACATTTACCCGGAGCAATCATCTGATCACATTTTTCATCGGGATATTTAGGCATTAATGTATTACCCTTACCTTTAGTTGTAACATAGGCTTTATTTGACGTCTTACACCAACCACATACACTTGTTGGACCATCTGTAACCATCCCTAAACAACTTGTTAATTTACTACATAATCCCTTTTCTTTATTCTTTTGACATACACCAGGTGTCCAAGACCAACCGCTTTTACATGTACTTGTCAGAGGACCTTTCGCATTACCCATCATAAAACTGTTGGATCCTGGACAATAACCACACCCTTTATCCAAACTTGTATTTTTTATTCCCGCACAATCTTTTATACTAGCGCATTTGTCTGATAAACGAGAAACTGCATTATCCTTACCTGGACCCCCCCCCTCTGTCATAACATCTAAAACTAACTGTTCACCCAAAGGGCGAATCTTCTCATATCTATAGAAACGATCCATTTCCGGAAATTTTATAGACATCTTTCTCCCGTTTTCCATATCCTCTTTCCTTTTTTTATAATATTCATATTCAGATTTAAT